CACGATGCGCCGATTGCGGCTGCGGTTGGTTTATCATCGCAGCTAGTTCCAGCTCGCAGATATAAGCAGTCGCTTGCTTGATCAGTTGCGCTTGGTATGCGTTTTGCTTGATGATTGATGCGCATAGTTTGCGTACATCATCAGCGTTTTCATGCGTGAATGCTGCGCGTGATTGCGCCTCAATGCGCAGCTCTTCTTCAATGGACCATGAAATAACCAGCCACTTTGCCCATGTCATGACACCAGCATGGCCCATCCGGTACCAGGACCATCTGCCTCCCATCGGCGCAGCCAATTCTTGCGGCTGTAGGCAATGCCTGCACCTTTGGTGTGGTTGAGGTAGCCGCCGTTCACCATGTCGGCCTCGCCGTTCGGATCGTTGTGGATGTAGGCGCCGCTGGTGGCGCCGATGACCACGGACCAGTGGCCGCCACCGGTGGGTGCGCCGACAGGCCCTTTATGAAGCCAGCCCACCATCACGGGGCGACCAGCCTGCAGTTCGGTGTCAATTACGGCAGAGTTGCAGTTGGTGCGCAGCCGCGCTGTAAGCCCTAAGGATTGCAACGCCTTGATCTGCGCTTGCGCGTCGGTGGTGTCGCCGGAGCGGGCGCGGATCTTGTTATAGGCATCGTCGCCGCTCACCTTGCCGTAGAACTTGGCCACCATGGCAGCGCTGCTGCTGAAGCATTCGCGGTAGCCGGTGCCGCTGGCATTATCGTTCTGCGCCTCGTAAGGCACACGTAGCAGGATGCCCTGCGGTGTGCCCTTCTGCCAGAGTGCGCCCTCAGCCTTACGTCGGCGCAGCAGGCCAGCTTCGACGCTTGTGCCAGGGTTGCAGTAGAGCAGCAATGCAGCCGGTACAGCGTTCCAGTCCTTATCGCGCAACGCTGCGCTGATGGTGTCAAATCCAGTGCTGCCGTAGAACCCAGCGCCGAGGTTGTAGGCAAAGCTGATCAATGCGCAGCGCTGCAGATCGGTCATGCTTGCCCAGTGCGGGATCGCACGCAGGCGGTCTGCGATGCGGTCCACCTCAAGGCGGAGCAGCATGTCAGCTTCGATGACGTTGATCTTGTCGCCGCGCTGCACGGCGCTGCCATCCGGGAATCGCGTGGTGCCGTAACCGATCGTCCACGGATCGCCGCCGCTTAATGGGTCTGGGTAGGCGCTAAGGTGGCAGCCTTCAAATTCCTTGATCAGCTGGATCGCATCGGCAAGATCGGTCTGCTTGCCGGCTGTGCTCCAGGTCTTGAACCATGACTGATCGCGGCTCAGAAGGCGCGGACCGATGGCAGCCTCCAATTCGCTGATGGCCGCCAGCTGATGCGGCAGGCCCTTGAAGTACCGAAACAGGTCAATCAGCCGCAGTGGTTGCGTCATGGCCGTTGCAGGTGCTGCGGTACTGACTGCCGGTAGCTGAATGCGCTCTTGATCTCGGACCAGATGACAGGACTGAGCATGGCGGCGACGACAGCGAGGATGACCACCTGCGCCATGCGCGTCTCCAACCGGCCAACGCGGACGCCTAATCCGCTCCGCTCAGTCTTGTCAGATATGGCGGCATCCAGCAACTGCTTCAGCTGGCCTTCCAGCACACCAATGGCGCGGAGGATCTCGCCGTGCGTTGGCTCAGTCACCGCTTGCGGGAGGCAATGCCACGCAGTGCGCCGAGGATCAGCTGGGTCCAACTGTTAGCGCGAATGCCAGGCACGATTGCCAGCAGTTCAGAGCCAGCCAGCAATGCCACGGCGATGCTGGTGATGTCTTCCGGTGTCATTGAAAGTTGTCAGCTGCCGACAGTCTAATTCTGGAGCGTGAGCGTGCTGGCCGCCAGGGAGAAGGTGCCGTTGCTGGTGGTGATGTTGCTGTTGAAGTCGTTGTAAGCAACCAATTCATCAGCACTGCTGGCACCACCGCGGGATTTGTAATACACCGCGCCGCGTGCGGTGATGGTGCTGCTGGTCCAGGAAACCGCTGCAAACTGAATGGTCACCTTGTCGTTGGCGGTGTCCTTGGTGACGGTGCAGGCGCTGGTGACGCCGCCAGCGGTATAACCGGTGCCGCTGACTTCATTGGTGACGCTGGAACGCTTGAGATGCGTGTCCTTGTCTGGTGTGTAGCTGCTGGTGACCAGCATCACTTTGAAGCTGTCGGTGTCGAAATCGATGGCGTTGCGCGCCATGTCATCGATGCAGGAGTTGTAGACGAAGGAAGTCATCAGGGTGCAGGCGGCTGCGGCCAGGTGATGTCAAATGGGTTGGGCGCATCGGCCAGGTCTCGCAGTGCCTGGCGGTAGGCAGCCCATGCTTCGCGGTCGGCACCGAGGTCGTAGTCAGTGATCTGCGTCCAGTCGCTGGCCTTCAGCAGTTCGATGCGCTGCTGGCGGATCCTGGCGTGCTGCGTTTGCAGCTCATCGAAGCTGTAGGGGCGCACGACGTACTCAAGCGCCTCGCCGTCCCAGTCGATCGTTTCCAGCTTTGGGTTGCACTCGGGGCGCTCGTAGGGGCCGCTGTAGCCGGCACGCTCCAGCTCGTCAGGCGTGAAGGTGCTGTTGTCGGTACGGGTGCTGCCGTCCGCAAAGCGGATGCGGTGGGGCAGGGGTGCTGGGGTGGCTTGGTGGTGGGAGTAGAGCATCAGCTATCTGGGAATGGCGCAGTAGGTGCGGTGAAGTTGGCGGTATAGCGGGCGACGCCTTTAGTGACTCTAAACTCGTCAATCTTTGCGTTAATTGCGAAGCTTGAAGAATAATAATAGCCAATCTTGAGTTGATTGTCCGTAAAATTGGTTGAGTCGGTATAAGTAGACCCAAGTTGCGTACCGTCAATAAACATTCTCTGACTAGATCCACTGCGAGTAACCGCAAGATGTTGCCATGCTCCAGTTGTTACGGCTCCCATGGTATTACCCCCAGCGCCCGCGTTTGATAGCCTCCACTCTCCACTAATAATTGCCACCGCAAGACCAGAGCTTTGGCCGCCAGAAGTGAACAAGCCGTGATTGGTGTTTCCACTATTGACGTAAACCCAGCACTCAACAGTGTAGTCACCCGTGCCAAAGGCAAATGCTGCGTCGGCCGGTGTTGTTAAGTAGTCGCCATTGCCATCAAGGGTAAGTGAGCCAGTGCCAAACTTCGGGTCAGTAGTGCTAACTTGCGCGTCTCCAAATACTGAGATAGTAAAATTGTTTGAGCTGCTATCGACAAACGTGGTGCTGCCGTTGCTGCCGTCCATGTGCAGCAGCAGGCTTACATTTGCCCCGTATTCATCGCCTGTACTTGGCCAAATCGCAGCACGCTTGGCCACGCTCTGCTCATTCTGAAACCACAGCCCGGTTGCTGCGCTGCCTGTTGGCACGCGCCGAACACCCATCAGTCCGCCGTTGAAGCCCAACATCAGCTGATGTCCTCGTAGCTGATGACCAGCTCCAGGTCGCTGGCAGCGCTGGCCTGTGCGCGGAGGCTGTGGCCTTCCTCCAGGTAGATGTACGCCTCGCGGGTTACCAGCACCTGGGTGGCATCGGCTGGCACGGTGATGGTCTTGCCGATGGCGAAGCCGGTGGTGCCGTTGTAATGCTCCAGGCTGATGTCAGCCGCTGCGGCGCCATCCACGTTGGCGCAGTACACCGAATTGATTTTCAGCACCTTGCCGCTGCTGGCGCCATTGCTCAGCGCCGCAGCCATCGATGTGGTGACGGCATAGCCCACGGTCTTACCGACGACCGTCGTGACCGAGCTGCCTGATTTGATGTTTGGCGCTGCCATTGATCACTGCCAGGTGGTGTATTGATCTTCATTCCAGAATAGCGACGCCGCAAAGCCATCGTCATCAGCTGCGGCTCCAGTAGCCGCCCCAGCCGCCCACTCCACATTCACCACCAGGTCGATCTCGCCGGTCTGCGTTGCAGCGCCAGCAATCCAGATCACATTCACGCCAAGCTCGAAGCCAGGCAGCGGCTCAATGCTCGGCAGCCATGTGCCATCCGTCACCAGCGACACGGTGGTGTCCACATACCCACCACGCTTCTGCGCCTCCTCCGGTGGCTCCTGGTAACGCCAGCGCATTCCAGCCGGCACGATGTTGGACACGCTGGACTGGCCTGCCCAGATCTCAGTCGGCAGCAGGAAGCTGACGAATGAACCCTGCTGCCCGCGGTAGTGATCGCGGATGCTGGCCATCTCGGCCTGGGTCAGGTTCTCATAGCTCAGCTCCATGGTGAGGTTGCTGACGCGGCTGCTGTGCAGGAACTTCACCTGCCCGCCACCAAAGCCAACCTCACGCGAGACAGCAAAGCGACCCATGCTGTAACTGCGGCCGGTTGGCGTCAGTGTTGGGTATGACGCTGTGGTGACCGCGCCATAGAGGAATGGCTCCTGCGGCTGCCAGTCCCATTCCTCCCAGAACGTGGCCATCAGTTCGACAGCGTGATCACGCTGGTGCTGACGCTGAAGGTGCCGCCGGAGGAAACCACCTCGCCGCTGAAGTCCAGGTAGGCAATCAGTTCATCAGCGCTGCTCGCACCGCCGCGCGCTTTGTAGATCACGCCGCCTGCAGTTGTAAACGTGGCTGATGGCCACGACACCGACGAGAAGGTGAGAATCTTCTTGTTGGTGTCGTTGGTGATGGTGCAGGTGGTGGCGTTGCCGCCAGCGGTGTAACCAGTGCCGCTGATCTCGCTGCTCACATCATTGCGCCGGTCGTGCCCGTCCTTGCTGGCCGTGTAGCCGACGCCAACCAGCAGCAGCTTCAAGCTGTCAACCGCAAAATCCAGATCGCCGTTGACCAGATCAGTCAGCACCGAGTTGTAGACAAAGGAAGCCATGCTGCACGCTCCTGGTGATTCAGTCTATTGTCCAGCGAATAATGTCCGCCACTGGTGGATACGGTACGGCTAATGTCTGTCCGGCTACTGCGGTAACAGTGCCGCCAAAGTCAATCATGGCTAAAGGGTACGACGCGCCATAAGTAAGTTCCGAAGATGCTGAAGGCAGCGGTGTTCGGTAGCACAGCAGTAGCGATTTGGCGCTGAGTGGCCCTGTGGTTGCAGTCCACGTAAGCGATTGCGCTGGATGTATAACCGACTCAACGTTAGAGGGCTGTGGAGTAAACAATGGAAACTGCCGAGTAGATGGTGTAAACCGAGCAGTTAATCCACCTAAGCTAGTGACGTTGAAAGAGCTTACTGTGTATGGTTCAGGAAGAACGACAAAACCTCCGGCGTATCGCACATACTGAATGCCTGTGTAATAGTTTCTAAGATAGTCGCCGCCTTTAAGGTAGCCGTTAGCAGTTGGCAGTTCAACAACGCCAGACGCAATTAACTGATCAACTCGACCTTCAAAACTGCTAGTGTATTGCGTAATGTCAGTGCTGCACAGTATGCAAAACAACGAATGCTCTCGACCGTGGCCGCGCTGTACCGCCAATCCGTAAGTTGCGAGATAAGTAACAGCCTGGCGAGCGTAAACGTTGATAGAAATTGGCATGGCTCTAAAGCATAGACCACTTGAAAAGAAGCGCCGATGGCCATGCCACTGTTAATGTAGTGCCAGCAGGTGCAGTCTTGGCTCCATCAAAGTCAATAAGCGCTAATGGTACTGATACGGCGTATCTAGGAAGCACCGGATCAGTGGAATCAAATGAAGTACGGCAACAAAGCAGTGCTGAACTCGCGGTGATGCCAGCGCCACTTGCCAGCCAAGATACATCATCAGCACGCAAGCTAAGCTCACCTGATGAATAAGCAAGCCTGACATTTTGCAAATACTTGCCGCCTACTGTGTAGCCATTTGCAGTAGATAGTTCGTTGCTGCCCGCCGATGAATACGTTGAAGTGGCAAAATTATACAAAAAACCATCCAACGATGGACTTGTTGGCGTCGAAGAAACGCCAACACTGCGAAGGATAACAAACAAGGGATTGTAGATAGTACCAAATCCGTCGCGCGGTGTAGCACCAACGTCTAAAAACTGAAAAATAGATCCTGACGAACGAAGAACAGTTACAGCCATGGCTATGAAGTCGGAAATTGCAGCCTGAACACTGCAATTACTGCAGGCACCTCAACAATCACGCCAGGTGCGCCAGCCCTTGATAGCGACAGCGTCAGCGTCTGTGATGTGCCATTAGCAGCTGCACCACGACCAGCACTCAAGCCAATCGCAATGGTCGTCGTGAACGGCAGGATGTCGGCCGTAGGTGCCACAGAGCTGCTCAGCGTCACGCTGACACCATGGCTGCCGCAGGGATAATCCTCAACCGTTGGCGGCTCGACATAGCTCCATGCGTAACCCTGCAACGAATAATCAGCCACGCTGCTCACGCCGCTCATCACCTCAGCCGGCAATCCAAAGTTGCCGTATGGTCCGCGGCGCGCCTGGTAGTGCAGCAGGATCGCCAACACCTGCGCCTCGCTCAGGCCGATGAACTCAAGCTGCAGCGTCGAGTCGATCAGCACGTTGGAATGCCGCACGCGGTTCTCCATGCCGTTCACGCCTTGATAGGCCGTGTTCGGGTAGCTGCCAGGCGTGAACGTCCGGCTGCTTGGTACCAGCGCAGGAAAGGTGCTCATCCGTAGCTATCCAGGCCGTCGTCTGGATTGGTCACGGTGCCACTCGCTGTGCTTTGAACTGGCACGTTGCCGATCAGCACCTCATCCGATGGCACCACAGCATCTTCAACAGCAGGATCAAGCGGTGCCGGTGGGTCGATCACTTGGATGTAAACCTCGGCAGGGATGGTTGAATCCGTCGCGCGGCCGGCATCAGCGTCGCAGCTGGGGCCGGTCTTGGTGGTATCCACCAGCCCAGCTGTATAGGGAACATTGGCCACCGCAACTGCCACGATGCTTCTTCCCAGCGTATCTACTGGATGGTGGATGCACTCGTAGCTCACCACACCTTCCAGTGATTTGCCCATGGTGACCACCTCATAGAGGAAGTCATGCACAGCCTCGCCAACGCCTACCGATGCGCGCGGCAGCTTGACGCGCACCAAGTCGCCAACGCTCACGCTGACGTTGTGCGCCTGGGGCCTTGCCTTGAACGTGACTGAGTGGGTGATGTTCACGCGGCTGGCCAACAGGTAGGCGCCAAACCTGGCAGCGTGCATCCCGCTGGTGCAGAACTCGCTGAGGTCATGGGTCTCGATTGATAGGTTCGTGCGTGCGGTGTCGGAGTAACGCAGCTCCACGGTGCGAACAATGCCGATGTCATCTTCTGCCTGCTGGCGCCACATCACCTGCGCTACGAATGGCTGCCGCTGCGTCAGGTCGCTGTATTCGATGCGGAACGAATCCAGCAGGATCGTATCCTCATCGAACTGATACACCGCCACTGAGCTGGTGGTGTTGATTGAGCCATCCACCAGCGTTGGCACCAGCGGCTTCAGGCCGCGTTTGCCTTGCACGCGGCTGGCACGCACCAGGAAGTAAGGCGCCCACTTCGTGATCAGCTCCTCGTAGTTGATGCTTTCCTTCAGCACGCAGTCACACTTCAAACCATTGGCGCCGAGGAATCGCGCGACCGTGGTCAGGCCTGCTGTATCGATCAGGTTGGCATTCAATCCGCCGATGTTGGCAAGCAGCCAGTTGGTCAGGTCTGCAAAGTTATCGCTCGGGCCAAAGGCCTGATCCGTCAACCGCTGCACATACATGCCGCCGCGAATGAACAGATGCACCTGCCGGTCCCACAGCGTCGAGCCATCAGCCACCTGCCGCGAGAAGCTGAGCGTTGAGATGCCTGGGTAGCTGCCAATGCTGCCGCAGTTCTGCGGGCAGTTTGGCAGCGTGTAGCCACTGCGCTGCACAATGGCATTCTCTGGGATCCAATCACCGGCGCGACGGTTGAAGGTTTGGGTGTGGCTGCCATGGCGGCAACCGCCGGAGAACACATCACGCACCGGGATCGAATCCATCAATCCCTCGCCCAAGACCAGCAAGTAGAACGCTGTGACTTGATTGGTGGCGCTGTTCTGGAATCGCGCTTCAGTGGCGCTGGGGCTGATCAACACGCCGCCAACGCCGGCCACTTGGCGGCAGAAGACGATCGGCACCACATCACCCAGGCTGGCGGCTTTCTGTGCCACATCCAGCGGCCTGGTCACCGCCGCCGGTGGCGACGTGGCAGGTGGTGGCACGATGCCGGTCTGAATGCTCATGACCGGCGCTGGGTTCAGGTCCTGCGCAAAGAACGGAATGTCAAGC